TTTATATAGTTTGTAATACTTAGCCCTTACCTAATTTTATTTTTTTGAAATCCGCTGGGAAACACCTCAATATAAATTCTGCAAAAATTTTCAACCCCACAAGATAAACTTTCTGCGGTATAAAAAAATGTTATTGACAAAGAATCCAAAAAATGTTATGATAGAAAACAATGGAGATAAGGTATGAGTGAAATAGTAAAAATTGACGCAAAAATGTTGAATCTTGTCCATGGTTATCTTAAGGGGAAGACTACTGTTCAGCTTGCAGAAGAATTTAAGCTGGACGAAATTCAAGTCTCTTCATTTTTAAACAGGAAAGAAGTTCGGACATATATACAGCAACAATTACAGCAGGTGGGTTACTTAAATCCTATCTCTCGTATTGACTTGCTTAATAGAATGATTGAAAGTAAAGTAGAAGAGCGCGAAGAGGCTCAGTTACCTTTATCTGGAAAGGACTTGACTGAAATTATTAAACTATTGCAGAAAGAGCAGGAGTTAATGAATAGACAAGCCCAGGATGAAGAGATTACTATTAACGTCCAAGCTGAGTATGCGAATCTTATTACGAGTCTTAAGAAATGAGATGCGAGTTTGACCCTATAAAACTAGCGGCACAAATAAACTTGTCGCCTAATTCAAAGCAGATAGAGATAATCCAGTCAGTGCTTGAAAACGACGTTACCGTCGTGAAGGCAACAAGACGTGGGGGAAAATCTCTTATTTCTGCCTTATGTGCTGCGACTATTTTATTAACGCCGCAGACAAAAGTAAATATTCTCGCCCCTACACTTAACCTGACCGACATTATCTTTAACAACGTGATAGAGATAATGATAGATAAATGCCGACTTAAGAAAGATACCCTGAACTACAAAGATCATATCTTAGAGTTTGAATGGGGAACTACTCTACGGGCTGCTTCGTTCAAGAACATTAAACAGGTTCTTGGAGTTTCTAACGATTTATTCATTATTGACGAAGCTGCCTTAATAGACGCTGATGATGTGGAGTTCTTATTCCAGGACATTATTCCTACATTACTTCAGAACAACGGGCATTTACTTATTGTTTCCACTCCTAGAGGGCTTAACTGGTTTTATGATATTTACAAGAAAGCTGAAACAGAACCTGGGTGGAAAGCAATTGAATACACAATTTACGATGTTGATCATATAGACAGAGCGGCTATTGAACGTCTTAGGAAACAATACGTGAGTAACAACATGGAAGTATACTGGGAACAAGAATTTGAAGTTAAGTTCACCGTATTCGAAGGAAAGATATACAAATTCTCTCCCACTGTTTTACCTGCTGACTTTGTTTTACCTGATGATTGTGAGTTCTTCCTTGGTATTGACCCAGGGGCTGCTCACAAATTCGCTGTTATACCAATTGCGATATCAGAATCTACTGGTGTTTATATCCTAGACTCTTACTGTACTACTGGCTCTACATCTGAACATGCAGAAGCTATACAACGATTCATAGATAAATACCAACCATTAGAAATATACATTGACTACGCTGCAAAACAAACTAGCGTGGACTTAGCATATGAGCATGATATATCTTGCCGCAATGCTAATAAGTCCGTAGACCCTGGAATCAATTTTATTCGCTGTCTACATAGTAACTTATTCATTATTGAACATGATGGAATGGATGAGTTCCTTAAAGAATGGTCACTGTATAGAATTAAGAATAACGTCATTGTCAAAAGGGATGATGATAGAATGGACGCTTTTAGATATGCGGTTTATACTGCTTATCTTGATTTTTACATCGGACAGTTAGCTTTTGTGGAGGTAATAAACGATGATTCAAAAAGCAATAGGCAGGGTTAAAGCCAGCCTAATCAACTTATTCATATCTCCGCAATATGGTGCTCCTGTCGAAATTTCTATGGACAGTACCTATAATGCGATATCTACTTTAGCTAGATGTGTTGATTTACTTGTCAACTCTTGCGCTAAGGTAAATTTAGAGCTATATGAAGACAAAGGGTATTTCAGACCTTATGCTGTTAAACCCAACCCTTTCTATAAATTAATACAGAATCCTAGTAAAGATGTTGACACGTTATCTTGGTATAAACAAGTGTACCGTGACTTACTATTTAAAGGAAGTTGTTTAATTTATAACACGAGACTAGAACTACAAATAATTCCAGACTATATAATTCAAAGAGATGGATACTTAATCGAAGGGAAATTATACCCAAAAGACGATTTTATTTTTATCAACCTTCTTAGTCAGAGCGATTCTTTAACAGGAATCCCTTATATGAAAAGAGTTGAAGAAGAAATTGAAGTTATTAAGTACATGATTAAGTTCCAACGCCTTTACTTTAAAAATAATGGTATCCCAGGAATCGTACTGAAGACTGATAGACCTTTATCTGATAAGTTAAAGGATAAGAAGACTAGGGAATTCGTTAACATGACATCTATTATTCAAGGGCGTGCAGGTACTCCTTATATTCTAGATGATGGTACTGATATTAAAGAACTTCAGCACTCATTCAGAGATTTACAATTTGTAGAGTCTCTTGATTCACTAGAAAGAAGGATTGTACAGAACTTGGGAATTCCTTATATTTTACTTAACTCAGGGAATAATGCAAATATTTCCCCTAACGTTAAGCTGTTCTACGGTACTGTTATTGAAGACTTTACACGTTCAGTAGCTAGTGCATTTACGTTACATATGCAACGTATCTATAGAACAAAAAGTCAAGTAGTGGATGCAGATTTTACGTCTATTCCATTACTTACAGATGACTTCGCTACTAAGGCGTCATCTATTCAAGGGCTTTACACAACTGGAATTATTAGTAAAAATGAAGCTAGAGAGGTATTGAAGTTTGAGAAGTTATCCGATGGTGATACATTCTTAACACCTCAGAATATAGCTGGAAGCGCGCAGAACCCATCAACTGGGGGACGCCCAAAGGAGTAAAAATGCTACAAGAGATGCTAAAATTAGCTAGCACCGAGGCATTTAAATCAGAGGAAGCAGAAGAGGGCTTATATATAGAAGGTTATGCTACGACCGACACTATTGACCGTAGTGAAGAAGTTGTGCTACCTTCAAGTCTCGACACAGTAGACTTTTTAAAGAATCCTATACTGCTTTATCAACACGACAGACGCCAGCCCATTGGTAAGGTTGAGTCTATTGAACAGCGCCCAAATGGTGTGTGGATACGAGCTTATATCTCTAAATCCGAACCTTCAATAATCACTAAGATAAAAGAAGGAATACTAAAGGCGTTTTCCATTGGATTCGGTATTAAAGATTATAAATGGGTAGGCAATATACTATACTATACTGATATTGCCCTTAGAGAAGTATCAATAGTATCTATACCGTGTAATCCTGATGCTTTATTTGCCGAAGTTAAAGAATTTAACGAAAAACACTGTAAAAAACCTCCTGTTGTAGAAGAACAGGAAATTAAAGGAGATTTAAACATGGATGAACTTGAAATGCTGAAAGCTGAAATCGCAGCTATGAAAGCTAAAGCTGATGCAGATGCGTTAGCAAAAGAAAAAGCCTTAAAAGAGGCTAAAGACAAAGAAGCTCAAGAAAAAGAAGAAGCTAGCAAAAAACTTCTTGTTGATAAAATAGATGCGGCTGCAAAAGCACTTGAAGAATCAAAAGCAGCTCACGCAACTGTTATCACAGAACTTGAAGCTAAACTGAAGACCATCACTGATGAGCTTGAGGCTGTTAAAAACGCTAAACCTAAAATCGAATTCGTAGCTCCCGATGCTAAAATCAAATCTGAATTCAGAAGTGAATATCAGGACGCTCTTTTCGAATCCTTACTGTTCAAGAAAGAAATGACAGATACATCTACTTTCAAAGCACTTCCTGAGCAAGTAAAAACTATGACGTTCGATAGCACTTTCACTACTTGGACTCATAACACAATTCTTGAGGATATCAGACAGTATGCTCCTCTGCTTGACATGCTGATGAAGCAAGTTTCTCAGGCCGGAACAGACGTTTACCCATTCGAAGGTAGCGTTACTACTGGATGGGGTTCTTTAGGTTCTAAGAACTATTCTCTTGATAAAAAAATCAGCTTTGATTACAAGAAAATCATGGCTGGAGTTGAATGGCTGTATGAAGATGAGGAAGACACTATCATCACTTGGATGCCTAAAGTTAAGGCTGACTTACTTAGAGCAATCGGCGAGGAAGTGGATAACAAAATTATCAACGGTACTGCTTCTTCTACTACTTTCCGTGGTATTATGGACTATGCTAAAGGTGGATCTTTCGAGTACACTATGGCTGGAACTGATAATGCTCTTACAGGTCTTCACGCTATGGGAGCTAGAGCACTCATGCTTAAGTATGGAGTGAACCCTAGAGACCTTGCACTGTTTGTTAACTCTAAAAAATATCTTCAACTGTTAAAAGACACTAACTTCACTACTGTTGATAAGATGGGTAACTTAGCTACTCAACTTTCTGGTAGCTTAGGTGCTGTTTACGGCATGAACGTATTTGTTAACGACAATGTACCTGGAGATGACACTGCGTCTGCTACTAACTACTCTGGATTTATCTTCAACCCTAAATTCTTCGGAGTTAAGGTTAAGCCTATCCTTGTAGAAATGGACAAGAACATTGAAACTCAGAATAAAGTAATTGTTGCTTCTATGAGAGTTTCTATGATTCCTCTGTTACCTTTAACTACTAGCCAGATTACTGCTCCTATCGCTGTTAACATCGTTAACGGAACTAATGCTTGATAAATAAGGGGGAGGCAACTCCCCCTACTTTTTAGGTGAACTATGAACCTTGACATTATAAAACAACGTCTTAATATTGACTCAACTGATACTACTTATGATACAGCACTTGAATATCTTTGGAACTCTTGTGTCGCATTATTCACTAATATGACTGGTTTACTGCTTTCTCCCATTACTGACAAGACTATCACGTTCAGAGATATCTATTCCTCTGATACTTTTTATATAAACGAAGGTCCGATTACTTCAATTACTTCTGTTTTATTAGATGGAGTTGAAATTACTGACTATGACTTAGAAGAAGATGCTATATACTTTAACACTCCTATAAAAGGGAAGAAGTTAGTTATAACATACAATGCTGGGTATACCACTATTCCTGTTAGCATAGAAGACTTACTTATTCAGTTATTAATTTATCTTCATGCTCAGGACGGAGTAAGTAATTATTTACCTTCTACTGGAAAAACTCAATTGACTCCTAACGCAAATAATATTCCAGCGTATATAAAGGAGCAAATCTATGGATACAAAATATAAGATTCGTGACTTATTAGATAACCCTGCTTTCTTTGGAGAGGTTATGAGTAAGCTGCATTATAGACTAGAATATGCCACTAGGCTAACTACTATGAATGAAGTAGCGAAGGGTGGATATCAAAGAATACCCGGTACTTCAGAATGCCCAGAATGTAATGAGATTATTACTTCTATGGGACTCAAAGGACTTGAAGATTCTATTAACTCTATAATGCAAAATATCTTAATGGAAGTTCAAAAAGATTCTATTCAACTTAAGAAAAATTTATCCGCACAAAGGACATTAGCTAGGTTAGAGCGAATATTAACACAGGTTGTTAAAGCTCAATCTGCTAATTTACCTCCTTCGAAATTGATTAGTGAAGTGAATAAACTCGCTACTCAATTGCGTATACTTTCCCCTAAGACTGGATTACGTAAATGTCCTAAATGTTCTGGTACTGGTGTTCTTTATTATACTCCTCACTCTGGAACTTGGGAACATATGTATGAGTATCTGGAAAATAGAGCCATGGCCGGTAATAAAAATACTTCCGACGCTGCTCTAATAAAAGAACTGAGAAAATCAATTGTTAAGTTAGAAGGTTACTCAGAGCATAACAACTTGACTTCTCCTAAACACATTGCTGATACTATTGAGTATTTAGCCATGTCGTCAGCAGGAGAGTTAGGTGTAGATAGAATTGTAGACTTAAGTAATGGTACACTGAGACAAAAATTAATTAATGAGCTTATGTCAAATATAAAATCGGGTATTAGAGTAGGTAAAGAACGTAAAGGACACCAGCATATGAGAGACGTCATGCAGTATGATGAAGAGATTGACTGGGATAGTAGTACGGATGCATCTTTGGCTATTTCACATATATCAATTTTCCCTTCTGTAAGCGGTGGAGATGAGTATACTGGGTATAAAGATAGTTATAATTACGTATACCGATTTATGAATATGCCGAAGTTTAGAAAGTGGAGAAACTACTTGCCTATCAAAGACAAAGCTGGGGGCACAGTACGAGACTTAGACATACAGAACATAGTAATCAACACTATAAAGAACTTTAGAGGGTTTAGTTCACTAGATGATGGTGAACTCAAAAAAGTCCTAAAAAAGATATATTTTATGGGGTATAACGTATACGGGGAGAAATTAAATGGGTAAGCGTGGAGATATTGTAAATGAATTAAAGACTATACTTACTGAAGCTAACTTATTCAAGAAAGTATATACTGCTCAAACAGACCCTGCTAAAGAAAACTCTTTCCCTGTTGTCTGGGCTTTATTAGGGGATGAAACATCATCGCCTTCATCTTTATCTACTAAGTTTAGAAAACCCGTCCTAACTATCCGAATCCTAGTGAAAAATACTTTAGGACAAGACGCTCTTAACGATATTATGGATTCTGTTATGGATTTATTATCTGAAAAATACACTATCAATGGAACAGTTATAAACTGTGATTATAAATACTCCATAACCGATGATGGTCGCACGTACCCTTTAGCTATGGTAGACATGGTGTATGAAATATTGATGAGGTAAAAAATGCTAAAGTGCGAATGCGGTAGTATTTTGTCGGATGGTATAACAATAAAGTCTATTACGGTTATACAACTTAGCCGAGATAAAACATTATGTAACGTTCGATGTAAACGATGTAAGAGATGGCTTGTAGCCATCCCATTCGAAGATTTAATAACGGAGGAACAACATGGCAACAGCGCTGTTGAAAAACTCAGCCACGGCGATTAGAAAAGAAGTGGCTTATGGAACTGACCCTGGAAGCCTGACAAAAGCAAATGCTATTGAATTATCAGGTACTCCAGAGTTCAACAATACATACGATTCCATAGAAAGGGATATCGTAAGAAAATCATTCTCTTCTTATGCAGCAATAAGAGGATTACAAACTACATCTGGAAATTTTGGTTTTGAACTTCATGGGTCTGGTACTCATGGTACAGCACCTGAGACAGACGTAGCGTGGGAATGCGCTATGGGATACAAGATTACTGGAGCTTCTGAAGCAGTAACTGGAGCTGGAACTTCTGCTCCTTATGCTACTTCTCTATTCAAGATTACTGTACCTGTGGCAGTCGGAGATGAGGAGTCATTTACAGTTGGTAGAGCAGTAGTTATTTACAGAACCACTACTATTATAGGTACTGGATTTGTTAGTTCTACCGATAACGTAGGTGAGGTTGAAATCATCACTAAGACTAACTTCTCTGCTTCTTTACAAGCTGGAGATATTATGTCAGAAGGTACTGTATATTCTCTTACAGACGCAGCAGGAGCAGTTGGGGAACTTCCTTCTTGCACTATTGACTTCTGGAGAGGGGATATTACTAGAGAGAACTATACTGGAAACATTGTTACTGGATTAGATATTGATATGACTGCAGGACAGATTATCGTTCCTAAGATTTCTTGGGAAGGAAAAACCGTCGCATTCACTGCATCTAACTTCAATACTGATGCACCTACTGGTACTCTTGAGTATGACTCTAATATTACTTCTCCTCTTATAGCTAGAAGTGTTGATTTAATTATTACTTCTGGTAGTACAAGATTTACTTTCCCCGTAACTACTTTATCTATATCAATACAAAACTCAATCGCTAAGAAAGAGTCTATTGATACTGAAGGGGTATTCGAAGTTACTAGGATTGGTAGAGCAGTATCTGGAACACTTAATACTTTCTATGAAGGTCTTGATTTCCAAACTGCATTTAAGAACGAGAACACTTACGAACTGAGAGTTATTGCAGGAGACAACCTTGGTAATATGTTTACTATGTCTGCTCCTAAACTTAAGTTCTCTGAGATTCCTTTATCTGAGGATACTGGTATGTTCAAATATAATGCTAGCTTTACTCTTGAGCCTATTAACGGCGATGACGAGTTAGTAGTACAATTCTTATAAAAAAACTTAGTAAAGGCAATATATTAACCGTATATTGCCTTTATTTTTCACTCAAGGAGACAACAAATGTATATTTTAAGCAAAGGTACAAGGGATTTCATACCCACAAGCCAACGTGACCAAGACTCACCTATAACTTTTCAAATTACCCCCCCAACAAGGAAGGTAGTATTACAAGGTCAGGCTATGATGCAGAAGGCTATTCTTAAATCGGGTGTGCAACTCCCAACTTCAACTGAGGATACTTTAGATATCGAAGCAATCGGACTTGATAGTATTATCGACCATCAATCTGAATATAACGATTTGATGCTTGATGCTTGTGTAGTAGGCTGGAAGAATGTCGTTGACGAAGACGGTAACGAAATCCCCTTCTCTAAGGAAGTATTCAAATCTTTTAACGATACACTAATTATTCAAGAACTCTTAGCTGAAATTCAAGAGATAAAGACTCTACCAGAAAAAAAGTAGAACGGCTTTACAATTCCGTCTTTATATCTAAATGGTACAATAGTTTACCCTCAGATAGACAGCAATTGTGGGACTGTTCATATTGTAAAAAAAGAAAGCTCCAAAGACAGCGAAACTGTTTTGGAGCTTTTTCTGCTTCACCAGTGCAATTAACTGGAAAGACATGGTATGAGCAATGTCCTATTTCTCTAATAGACCACGCAGCTATGGGTATTTATGAATTAGTTAATCTATCCTTCGGGGATGGAAAAATAAGTCCATTAGAGCTATTAGAACTTCCTAACGTATGGTTCGAATATCTAAGAACTGTTAGGAGTGCAGAACATAAATTTGAGGAGGAAACTAAGAATAATGGGAAAGTATAAAGACGAAGCACTAGAAGCCATAAAGAAAGATATGACCTCCCTTAAGAAAGAAACAAATAAGCTAGCAGAGAGTATGATAAAAAGTTATCAGACTGTCTTTAGCTCACTTGATAATCTTACAGGGGCGTTTAAAGATATAACTAAACAAACTAGCTCTATGGCTAAACAGTTTGATAAAGCCGTAAAGAGTATGGACGCTTTAGTCAATACTCAAACTGCATTAAATTCCGCCGCTAAAGAGTCAAAAAAATTATCTAGTACCATGCAAACACCCGTAACTAGCGGTACTTCTAATTTAGTTGATAGTGTAAAAGTTGCAAAAGCTGTTGCTACTGCCACTTCTACAGGAATTAAAGACGGAGCACAACAAGGTTCTAAACAATCAAAGGTAGTAATGGAGAACTTCTTCTCTACTTTCTTTGGTAGAAATACTGATAATTATATGACCTTCGTAGGAAAAGCTATAGATTACTATAACAAGCAGTTATTATGGTATGTAACTAAAAACATATCTACTGCTACTATTGCTGTTCCTGGTCAAATCATACAGGCTTACGCAGAATTAAACCAAGGATTAAAAGACATTGCATCAGTTGCACAGCTTACTGATGAACAGATGGTAGGATTAGGTAACACTATAATTAATGTGGCTACTTCTACTAAATTCTCTGTTTCAGAAGTTGCATCTGCTACATTAGAGCTGGCAAAAGCTGGTTTATCGATGCAAGAAATTCAGAACTCGTTAGAAGGATTAGCTAGACTGGCTACCGCTACTGGTTCTGATATTACTCAAGCATCTGGTCTTATAGTAACGGCTTTAAGAGCATTTGATATTTCATCTGCTGAAACTGCTAGAGTTGTTGACTATATGGCTAACGCAGTTGTAAACTCTAGATTGGATATTGAGTCGCTTGCTACTGGATTTAGCTACATTGCTTCATCAGCAGCTCAGGCAAATATCCCTATAGAAGAAGTAGTAGCCCAGTTAGGTATCCTATCTAACAGTGGTCTTAGAGCTTCTACTGCGGCTACTGGTCTTAGAATGGCTATTCTTAAGTTGGTATCTCCATCTGAAGATGTTAAGCAGGTACTAGCTTCTTACGGAATAACCCTAGACCAAGTAAACCCTAGATTTAATTCTATGGCAGATATTCTTGATAGATTGAAAAATATCTCTCAAGGGGACTTAGTAAAGATATTCACTGTACGTTCTGCTAACTCAATCATCGCCCTTGCTAATGCTGGAGGAGATGCACTTAGAGAAATGGAAGTCGCAGTTACTCAGAGTGGTACTACTGCACGCCTAGCCGAAGAACAGTTACTTGGTCTTACACAAGGCTGGAAAAACTTCTTAGATACCCTAGAAGCTACAGCGGCTCAAATTGGAGCTATTGTAGGTACAGATATAAATGATGCCCTTCGTGGTATGCAAATTTGGCTATCTGAAAATAGTGCTTTAATCGTTTACATGTCTAAACAGTTAATCACACTTTTAGGTTTTCTAGTCAAATTTGTTGCCATACCATTAGCTATCACCAAGGTAAGTGGTAAATTAGTTAGCTTCCTTACAATCTTCGGCTCAAAACTGCGAGATATATCCTTAGCTCTTCTAGCTATTGCAAAAGATACATGGTACTTAGGATTCACTGCTGGAGTTACTAAGGCTAAGATGGTACTTAATACTTTCTTACTCTCTCTTAGAGGAGCTACTACATTCCTCGGCCCATGGGGAACAGCTATTGCTATTGGTATTGGAGCACTGACTTCGGTATTTGCCCTGCATCAAGCAAGTGTTATTAAACTTCGCGGTGAGATGCGTAACCTAATTGCAAAAGAAATGGTAGACCAAGAGAAAATAGCTTCTAATATAAATAAACTTCTTCAGCATAGAGTTATACTTGAAGGACAGTTAACTGCTGCGCAAAAGACTCGCGACGAAACATCGCAGTCTATTATAGGGGTTAACTTAAACGAAAACATAGAAGATACTAAACAATCACTTACTAAATACTTTACAGAGATAGGACTTACTAATGACGCACAGTTAGCCAATCTTCAAGTTCAGTTAAGAGATAAATTAGGTAAGACATACAGTGGAACATTTTCAGATGTTATAGCTAAATTAGCTGTTGATTTGAAGACTAATACTGATGTTCTTAAAGTTAGACAGGCTGCTTATGATGCTTTATTAAGCGGGTTAGATGTATCTAGAGATAGAGAGTCCTTAGCTGCTAGAGAAACACAATCTCCTAGAAGTATTTCAGTAGTAGAAGCTCAATTAGTCGGATTACAAAAAACAAGAGTAGCTATTGCAGATAACGTGGCTGAGTATAAGAAGTTACTTCTTGTACAAGATGATATCAAGGCTAAACTTAAAGACCCTGAAATGACTCAGGATTCTAAGCAGTTCGAGGCTCTTACTAAGCAGGCGGATAAGACTGCTCAGGAATTATCAAAGATTCAGCAATACTTCTTAGACCATAACAAAGTAATTACTACTGAGTTTGGACTTTCCGCCAAGCAATTAACCACGACTCTCGAAAATCAGTATATGATTACAAAAAATTATGCGGTTGATGTGGATGCTTTATTAACCTCTATTACAGATAGAGCCCAGAGAGACGCTAGTAAATATACAGACATTCTAAATGAGTTTAATAAAGTTACTTCTATTAATGGAAGAGAGACTTTATTACTGTCTGAAGGGCAAGCTCAGCAATTAATGGAAATTCGTCAGAGTTTAATTAAAGAGTATAAAGCATTACTAGCAGAAGAGAAAAACTTAAATATGGCGTCTGTTCAAGATATGACAGAAGCTCAAAAACAGAAAATGAGAGTAACTAGGGACGCCATTGAGTCTAACAAGCAACAATTACTTCAAATATCTAAATTATCTGCCTCTGTCAATGTAGTGGGTCTCACTTCAGAAGCTACATCTTTCTTCTTTGAGGATAAGTCGTCTAAAGCAGATAAGGCAGCCAAGACTATTTCTCTAGTAAAAATGAGGATAGCTGAGTTAAAAAATGAGATTGCTGCTGCCGGACAAAAAGACTTATTAAAAAAGAGTCTAGCAGAGTTAAACGCACTTTCTGCGACTACTATAGGCACTCTTACTATTCTTAAAGTCGCAGTAGCTGAACTAAGTGCAGAGCTTGACAGAAAAAACGCAGATGGTACAGATACAGTTACTTCAGACCGTATAAGGTTAATGCTAGCAGAAAAACTACAAAATGCTAAGAATCAAGTAGATGACAATGAAAATGCTTTAGTTGCGATAAACAATGCTATACAAGTACATACTGCTCAAATGAACTTAGCTTCTCAAGCAGTTAAAGGAGCTATAGCGGAAGCAAAAGATATCTTACCTTCTAAATTATCAGAGGAAATTAAATCCTTCTTCAACTATGCGACTACTGTACTCGACTCAGAAGCAGACAAGTTTATTCAAGTCGTAGGAAAAAACGGCGGAAAAGTAAGCAAAGCCATTCTAGATAAGTTAAGTATTTCTAAAGACCAAGCCTCTGCGTTATTTGGTTCTGGGGATACAAAAGGCTTACTAATGAACATGGGCGTTATTAATAACGTTATGAAGGCTTTAGACTACAATGAACGCAAATCAATAGATGCATTAAGAGGACTCCAAACCAAATTAGGTGAAGGTAAATTCAATGATGCTCTTAAAAAAGTATTAGGGTCATTCGGTACGAGTCTGGAAGAGTTTGAGGCTCAATTAAATTCTATGATTGAGAACTCTAAGGGAGCAACTGAAGAATTGGCTAATGCAGTTAAAGAAATAATGGATACGCAAGGGCAAGCAGCTATCAGAGTAGAACAACTTAACTTAGACTCAATATTCCAAATTAATACTCCGAAGAATAAAAACTACTTTAAAGCTGAGTTCGACAATGTAGTAGCTAACATAAAAGCTGATATGGCTAATGCAGTCAAGGAAATGTCTGGAAGAACTGCTGCTGAAAAAACCGAATTAGTTAAAGCAATAGGACAAGCTACTGGACTTGAGGATTTAAAGACTTTAGCCAATAATCCAGATTATGCCGATTTAGGTAAGTTTATCCTAAAGAACTCTAAAGATGCATATGGAGAATTACTTGGACAAATAGCTGACTATACTAACTACAGAGTAAACGAATTAGGAACTCTTGCGCAGGTAGCAGAACTGGAAGGCAATAAAGCCCTAGTTACGTTAGAGAACCTTAAAGGACAGCTAAAGACTAGAATAGATGCAATTAACGACCCTGCTGTAAAGAAAACTCTACAGAATGCTATGGAGTTACTTAACGATACTTATGCAGTACAGGTTACAAAGAACGAGCAAAGTTTAACACAAGCTAACATTACTATGCTTCAAAATTCATTGTCTATAAAGCAAGAATTACTGGAAAAAGGATTAACAGCTAGACAACGTGTAGCAGAACTAGAACTTGAAATACTTGAAAAACAGTATAGATTAGAACTAGAGATGGCAGAACGTAATGGTGTTAGTAAGAATGACGTAGATAAGAAATACAGTGTGAAACGCCAAGAGATAATGGATAGAGAAGGTAATGACGTAAGAGCAGGGCTAAAACGTGGTCTTACAGAGTGGATACAAACTAATACAGTAATCAATAACTCGTATGTGGCAAGTATCGAACTTGCTAAATCCGCACTAGATTCTGTTAGCTCTGAGTTATCTGGCGCATTATTAAGTATAGCTGATGGAACTAAGAGTGTTTCTAACGCATTTAAAGATATGGCTAGAAATATATTAAAAACAGTAGCCCAGATGATGGTACAGGAAGGGGTTAGGACTTTACTAGGGGTATTAGCGTCTTCATTTGTATCAAAACCTGCGGTAGCTCCTACTACACAGAAGGTTGGAGGACAAACCATAGCTAGTGGTTATGCAGTATTTGCGGCCAATGGAATATCTAACGTTAAAGGTGGATGGAAAGCATTTGCTAATGGGTCTCCTATAATCTCTAAACCTACTTTAGGATTAGTCGGTGAAGGTAGATATAACGAAGCAATTATCCCACTACCTGATGGCAAGAGCGTTCCTGTAGTAATGAGAGGGGCAGAGGAAAGTAAAGCCCCTAATGTAACTATTCAAGTAATAAATCAAACAACACAAGAAGTTACTGCTACTACATCTGCTCCTAAATTTGATGGAGAGAAGTATATAGTAGACGTAATTTTAAAGAATATAAGTACGAACGGGCAATTGAGAACCGCCCTAGGAGCAAGGAATGGCTAATTTTCCAAACTTTACTCCACTAAATCCGTATGAGCCACAATTTGTTGATAATGTACTACGAACTGATACTGAGGGTGGGTATATTAATACCCGCCCAAAGTATACTAG